ATTCGATTCTGGAAAAGGAAAAAACATATGGCAATATTCGCTCCGTCCGAATCACCTGCCGTAATCGTCAAGGAAGTAGATTTAACTGGTGGCGTACCAAACGTCCAATCTACGACTGGAGCTTTTATAGGTGATTTTCGCTGGGGACCAGTAGACAAAGCAACCCTCATTGGCAATGAAGCGGGTCTTGCTTCTACGTTTGCAGCCCCAGGCGCAGATACAAATATAGATTTTCTTTCTGCCGCTAATTTTTTAAGATATGCAAATTCACTACAAGTTACAAGAGCCGTTGGCGCAGCCGCGGTCAATAGTGTTAACTCTGGTGGTACTGCACAATTAATAAAAAATAACGAGCAGTGGGAAAACAACTTAAGTTACACAAGTGATTCTGATAACAGAATCTTTGCTAAATACCCCGGCGTGGTTGGTAATTCTTTAAAAGTAGAAGCTACCAGCAGTACAGGCTGGGCCAACTGGCCCTTTAAGGCCAATTTTGATGGTGCTCCAGTAGGAAATGAACGTCACGTCCTAGTAATTGACGAGGATGGAGTTATTTCGGGGTCCGCAGGTACAGTACTTGAAAGATTTGCTTTTGTTGATGATTCATCATCTGCAACTAATAGTGATGGATCTTCCAATTATGTTAAAGATGTAGTCAATAGAGGTTCTAACTGGGTACGTGTTGCTGGAGGACTAGATTCCGGAAGTTACGAATTAGCAGGCGGTGTCGACGCCAGTCCTTTATCATCCGATTTAGTAACAGCAGCCTCTGTATTTGAGGATAAAGATACTATTACGGTTGACTTCCTTATTGCACCAGGTGCAGGTACAACAGCAGCTAATGCTACCGTCACTGATGAATTGGTTCGCATTGCAACAAGTCGTAAAGATTGTGTTGTAGTAGCATCCCCTGCATCAGAGAATGTTATCAACAATGCTGATCCGGTAACTGCTACTACTACCGAAACAAATGCAATGGATTGGTCAAGCTACCTATTTGTTGATAACAACTGGTTAAAGGTATACGATAAGTATAATGATACTTACGCCTATATCCCAGCTGCCCCATCAACTGCGGGTATCATGGCTGCTTCAGACAATGAAAATGCGCCTTGGTTCTCACCAGCAGGTGTACGGAGAGGCCAATACTTTGGTGTAACAAACCTGGCCTATACTCCAACAAAAACCCAAAGAGATACTCTCTATAAGGCTGGAGTTAACCCCATTGCAAATCTACCCGGACAGGGTATTTTATTGTATGGTGATAAAACACATATGAATAGACCTTCAGCATTTGATCGAATCAATGTACGTAGGTTATTTGTGGTTGTTGAAAGAGCTATTTCTCTGGCAGCGCGCAGTACTCTCTTTGAACTAAATGACGAGTTTACTCGAGCTGAATTTGTTAATATTGTGGAACCCTTCCTGCGAGAAGTAAAGGGTCGCCGCGGTATAACCGATTTTAGGGTTGTATGTGACGAAACAAACAACACACCAAACGTTATTGATAGGAATGAATTTATTGCTAATATCTTCATTAAGCCTGCACGTTCTATCAACTACATAACCCTTAATTTTGTTGCAGTAAGAACCGGTGTTGACTTCGAAGAAGTCGCTGGGCTTTCGGTATAAGGGGGGTATAGCAAATGGCAGTTTTAGGCGTAGATGACTTTAAAGCAAAACTCCGTGGTGGTGGTGCTCGTCCTAATCTATTTAAGGCGACAATTAACTTTCCGGGATATGCTAATGGTGATGTAGAATTAACATCATTCTTGTGTGAGGCGGCTCAATTGCCGGCTTCTACAACTGGTACTATTATTATTCCTTTTCGCGGTCGACAAGTAAAGTTTAATGGGGATCGAGTGTTTGACACATGGACTCCTACCATTATAAACGATACAGACTTTAATGTCCGTAATGCAATGGAACGTTGGATGGATGGTATGAATGCACATAGTGCTAATACTGGACTTACCAATCCCGTTGATTACGAGGCAGACTTAGTTGTTGATCAACTTGGTAAAGATGGCGCTGTTCTAAAGACCTACAACTTTAGAGGGTGTTTTCCTACTACATTAAGTGCAATTGATCTTTCATATGGTCTTGAAAATGATATTGAACGATTCCAAGTTGAGTTCCAGGTACAATACTGGGAATCAGCAACTACTTCTTAA